CTAGCTGTAGTCACATTTAGATTAACAGTAGATTTATTTGCGGTATATGAAACTGTTCCTGACGCTGTTAAGGCTTCATCAAAGAGATCATTCTTTGACATGATATTTCCGCTATCAAAAATAGTTAATGGATTGGAAACTCTTAAACGACCAAATGCATCATAAGCATTTGATCCATTTCCACCACCAATAACTACAGGTTCTACATTTACATTATTACAATTCATTAGTTAAACCTCAAGTTAAACCAAGTAAATCTTTCTACTTCTTGTTTTAATTCTTCTTGAAATGTGTAATTTAATTGATTTTTAAGTTGATCCAACGCTTGTAATTGTTGTTGCTGATTACTAGCATCGTATCCCGCAGTAGGTTGAGGAATAGTTACATTTATTTTTGCCATTATCTTCTCCCGTCTGGTTGTACATCTGCTCTGAATGTTCCATAACGCCAAGATTCTCCTGTAGATGTATTTGCTATTTTTAAACTAGCTGCTCTTCCTCTTGCTCTAGTATCTACTTTTTGTGTTGAACTATTAATACTAAAAGGTCCAAGCGAAGAAGATGTAGCAGTGTCTGTAGGATAATTTTTTAAATTAATAGTAATTTGAGCATTACCGTCTAGTCGTTTAAAGTCTGGTATAAATCTTCTTATCTTAGTAAATAACTCTCCATCTCCGTCTTGATGCAACGTAAAATCTCCTGACTCTACATATGCTAATATTGCAGTCGTTGTACTTCCTTCTACTTGATCGGTTCCTGTTTCATGTTCCCAATACGTAGCAGATCCATTAAAATTTGTTACACCTTGAATAGTAGGGAAAGTAGGCGTGCCGGTTGCATTGTAAGATGTTAAATATGGTTTATCAAATAAATGTGCATCGTGAGCCGTTGTTCGTGCTAGTGAAGACGTGTACCAACAATTCTCACCTTTGTTCCAAGTAACCGCTCTATTAATAACTGTAGACCCTGCTGAAGGGTAATACCAAGTAGTTTCACCATATAAACAATTGTTCCCAGCGTAAACTAATTTTCCAGCACTATAATTTAAACCTAAATCACCTGGATTATTTTGAGTAAATACAAAATCTTCTACGGAACATTCTAACGTTTTAACGGTACCATCAAAATAATTAAATCCTCCCGAATCATCCATCCAATATGCAATACCGTCTTTAAAAGACATTGCGTGAGGACCAATACATCCACAATTAGTTCCAAGTTTTCTAAGACTAAATGTAAACGGTGCTCCTACATATTGAATAGCATAAGCTGCAGTATCGGTGGTTACTAAAACATAGTCTTTAGCTTTTACAGCAGCTCTAATTTCTGTACCATCATCTAACCTAAAAGTTCCTGCAGTATTCACGGAAGTGGGTTGGTATACGCTATAGTCTTCTTGATTAGAAAAACGTACAAACATTTTATCTTGAGTGCTTGTATCTCCAATTGTAGTTTCTGTTCCTAAATGTATTAAATGTCTATCTTGGTCAGAAACAATCGTCATAATACTTTGAGTGGGAGCTCCAGGCATAATAGTTGCTCTTGTAGAAAGAGCAGTTGGTGTATTTTGTATAGGCTGCCATATAAATGTTCTACCATTATAAATAGTAGCTATTAATATTTGACCAAAGTTATCTAAAGACCAATTACCTGGGTCTATATCAACTCCTCCAGCTAAAGAACTTTCTCCCCAAGCTGTTAAAGCTGTGACAGATGCTCCATTTAAATGGGAAGCAGGAGTAGTGCTTTGTGATCCTCTAGTACATCCTGTTAAATCATTTCCTGATGTTCCTGTGTAAGATATAATTTCAGAATCAATTAATACAGATCCTGATGTAGGAAAATTTAACGTGCTAGTTAAAGTTATTGTAGTTACACTATTATTAATCGCACCGTTTAAGGTTGTTGCTAATGAACTTTGACCTCCAAATAAATCAGTGCCCCATCCATAACCAGCAGTTTGAAAAGTAGGACCTACTGTAACATATCTATTAATAGTAGCAGCACCATTCGCGGTATTATTTGCAGTTGCATTTGCTGCCATTGTAACTGTAAATTGATCTGCGCTTATTCTTGAAATTACTTGAAAAGTTTGATTTTCAAAATTACCAACACTGTAACCTGCGCCTGTTGGTGGAGTTACAGTAGTAAAAGTAAATAGATCTCCAACTTGTAATTGATGGCCTACAAGATTAACAGTAACAACTGCTGATCCGCTTGTTGTATTGAACGTTGCTCCAGTTTGAGCTGTTTCAAGTGGGGTGATATCATAAAAATTATCTTGGTAATAAATAAATAAACCTTTGTGTGTACCAATACAGGCATATTTTCTTCCATCTAAATCAGTCCATTGATGTTGTGCTCTAGCAACTCCAACTAATGTATTGGATGTAATTTTCTCCCAACCTCCAATTTTTTCAGGTAATCCTGATCTAAAACGTACATAATCACCATCCACATACTGCCCTTCAGCAGCTGTATCCGTAATTTGTTTATTGAAACCTGGTCTAATATTAATTAAATTTAGTGGCATATAAGCATTATATCTTATTAATGTTTAACAATCAATTTTTGCACATCTGGTAAATATGCATATATTAAACCAGACTTTTTCATAGTATACTCTAAATCTTCAAGGTCTTCTACTAATGGTTCTCCAGGTAAATTTAATGAGGTATTTAAAACAATTTCAAAATTAGATAATAAACTTAGTTCTTTAATTAAGTAATAAAGAGATTCATTTTTTTCTTTTTTTAAAATCTGCAATCTACAATCATTGTTGTTAGATAAAATATTTTTAAATTTTTCTTTTAAAGACTGTTTAACACCATAGGTAAAAAGCATGTAGTCTCCATTTGATTTATTATCATAAAAATAATGATTAAATTTATCAAGGGTTACCGTAGCAGCAAAAGGTCTAAACCATTCTCTTTTTTTTATTTGACTTATTTTTTCTAAAGAATTTTTTGTCAATGGATTAATCAATAAACTTCTATTACCTAGTCCTCTTTGCCCCTGTTCTGATCTACCCTGAAAAATAGCTACTGGATGTTCGTTTAAAATTTTAGCTACTTCCTTTGCTGTTGTTTCTTTTATTTCAAAATTTTTAGAAAAATTAAAATTATATTCAGGTTTAAATCCTAGATAAACAGTATTTAATTTATTTAATTTATTATTAGATATGTAGTTAGCCACTCCAAGAGATATTCCTTGATCTGAATTGAATGGGTCTACATAAACATTATATGAGTTTAGCAACTTCGTATTATTAATAACGTTTTGAGCAAATCCACCTGTTAATGAAATATTTTTTTCTATTTTATTTTCTTGTAGTATATTAAAAAATATTCTTTCGCATATTTCTTGAGTGGTTTTAGCTAAATCTTCATTTACATTATCAAAAATATTTTTTTTAAGTTCTATATCAGTTCCACTTTTTAAATTTTTGTTAAAAGATACACCATTCCAAATTTGTTTTTCTATTTGTCTATCAAATTTTCCATATGTAGAAAGAGCCATTAGTTTACCCTCCTGTCCGTAAGACCAACCGAATTCTTTTCTTACACACTCATATACTTCTCCTAAACCGTGAGTAAGTTGATTAGTAAATGTCTTATAATTTTTAAGGTTTTTGTATATAGAAAAATATTCATATTGTCCGTTTTTGACCGCTCCTCTTCCATCACACACAACACAGTTTTCAGTATCATTCATTAAAGCAGAACAATAAGCATGAAATAAATGATGATTTAAACAATGATCTTCGTAAATATTAATTGCATCAATGATATTATTTTTAACTAGAATAGTTTTCCATAACCCTACGCAATGATCTTCTAATGAAGTTATAAATACTTTATTAAATTTAAATTGTTTTAATTTATTAATTAATTTTTTTTCTGGATGAGAATGACCTTTAAATTTATTAAATCTGTCAATTTGTGTATGAACAATTATTTCTTTTTCATTAAATATTGTTATAGAACCGTGATGACTAGCGTGTATAGCTAAATTCATTTTGTAAAAAAAGAAGGAAGGCCTAAATGTTCCCTACCATCAAATTCATTATTCGCTACATGCTTACTATCTAAATTATTATAATGTAAAAATACTTGACCACAATTTTCTCCTTCAAATTGTTCTCTCCAGTGTTCTAAAAAACACCCCGCATACACCAACATATCTCCTGGCTGTAAATTTATTTGAATACCCTTTTGTCCTTTTTCTCCAGATGGTTCTAAATAAATAGGCCATGGGTCTCCCCCTAAATTTAAAGTAGTAGATATTTCACAAGAAGGTCTATCTATATGTCTGTGTAAAATGTCTCCTTTTTTATAAATTCTTGCATAAGAATAAGTAGGTACCAATCTTAGTTCTGTTTGTTTTTCCATAATTGGATGTAAGTCTAATAATAGCGTTTCCATAGCAATGTCAGCGTAATGAGAATATGTATTAGGAACTTGTTGATCACTCCATATTCCCCATTCAGGTGAATTATTAGGAATGTATTTTTTTCTATATAATGTATCAGCTACTTTTCTTTTTAATAAAAAATATCTATAGACAAAATCAGCCAATTCTTCGCTAATTGCTTTTTTTATCACAGTAAAATTATTTTCTTTAAAACTCATATTTATTTAAAAGGTAAACCAAGATTCCATATAACTAAAGAATATCTTGTTCCTTTTGTAACTGGTTTAACTCTATGGTATACATGAGAAGGAAAAACAATAATAGAACCTTTTTTTCTTGCCTCATTACATGGTACTATTAAATTAGGGTCTTCACCATCTCTAGGTTGAAATTCTAGTTCTCCTCCCTCATATTCAGAAGAATCTGTTAGCTGACAAGAAACAGATAATTTACGAATTTTTCCGTAAGTATTTAAATCATCCTGTTTATCATAAGGTTTATCCCATGAGTCACGATGCCAATTGTAATATTGGTTTATTTTATATTTTGTAAATTGACAGGCTTCAGAAAAATCCCAATTGAAATTCCATCCAGCGTTTTTATTTGCTTCATTTATATATGGGTGAATTGTTCTGTATATCCAAGGATCACTTAACCACGCTATGTTTGAATTTCTTTGTGTTTTCAAATCATTTATTTGTTCTTCGGTTAAGTTATCTTCAGACGTATTGTCAAACTTTCCTGTAAGAGCTACCTTTTCTTTTTCTTCATTACCTCTTTGAATAACATCATCACAAAATTTGTGAGTTAGTACTTCATTAAAATACCA